GTTTGACCGTGAAGTACTTGGCTACATCTCAGGCTTCAAGCAGTCTGCAATCAATGGTGCCGCTGACACAGTCAACGATCAGGTAGCTGGTTCTGTTGCTGTTGACACTGCGGGTACTGACGAATTGTTGGCAACAATGAAGCTCGACGCTACTGACTTCTCTTTGAACGATGGTGGTGCCGCTGTAGCTGGTGAAGCGATTCCTCTGAAGCCACGTCTTCCTGGTGTTACTGCAACTACAGATGACGATATCTCTCCACTCCAGTTGATCAACCGTATGGCTCGTCTCCTTGACCAGCAGTTCGTTGACACAAATGGCCGTTGGTTGGTTATTGACCCTGTCTTCATGGAATTGCTCCGTGATGAAGATTCACGTCTGTTCAACTCTGACTTCGGTGAGAACGGTGGACTTCGCAATGGCTTGACTGTTAACAACTTGCACGGCTTCCGTGTTTATGTTTCTAACAACTTGCCAGTAGTTGGTGGCGGTGCGGCTCAGTCCTCATCTACACTTCAGGGCACAGACTTCGGCGTAGTCGTAGCAGGTCACGATTCAGCTATTGCTTCTGCACAGCAGATTGCTAAGACTGAAACCTACCGTGACCCAGATTCATTCGCTGACATTGTCCGTGGTATGAACCTGTACGGCCGTAAGATTCTTCGTCCAGAAGCTATCACTACTGCACGTTATGTAACTGCAACTGGTGTATAAGGAGAATCACTATGTCTAAATCTACTTCTTTGCTTGCAAAAGCAATCATGGTTGAAAAGGAAGTTGAGCTTCCAACTTCAACTGGCACAGTCACAGGACCATCTGTTGGAGCGGGTACTCTCGTTCTAGCGGCTGGCGTTGAGTTAATCGACGCTATGGATTCTGCTGACTACGACGTTACCGTTACCGACGGCACAACTACTTTCATGGCCGCTACTGCGGTAGACAGTGGTTCTGCAGGTGACTTCGCTTTCGGTACTCAAACTCAGGGTATCGTTGCGGCGGCAGACACCATTGACGTAACTGGTACTGCAGGAGCTTCTCCTGCGGCTACAGTGACTGCTCGTGTATGGGCAATCGTTGTTGACGTTAACGAAGCAACAGCAGGTGCTGACGAAGTTGATCGTGATCAGCTTGCCTAAGCAACTTTAAGGAAGGGGGCTTCGGCCCCCCCGACTTTCGCATTATGATTGATTTTAAAGTTTACACATCTTCCAATGGACCATTATCTGCAGAACAACTTGCTGATATGGCCGCTAATGAAATTATTAACATTAGTGATACCGCCCCTGAACCACTACGGCAACAGGCGCATTTGTTTAGGGAGAATGTAAAACGAGTAGTGCACAAGTACATTACTCGTGGCTTGAATTCAAATTTAGATTACATGGTCAGGGAGATTAAAAACTAATGGCTATTACAACGGCAATGTGTTCATCGTTCAAGCGTGATCTCCTGAAAGGTTATCACGGTATGGATTCTGACACGTTTAAGATGGCACTCTTTACGTCATCAGCGACTCTAGGCGCATCAACTACTAGTTACTCTTCTACTAACGAAGTATCTGGTACTGGGTATTCTGCGGGTGGACAAGCTCTTGACAATGGGTCTGTGACATTGTCTGGTACTACAGCTTTTGTAGACTTTAACGATGAAACTTGGACAACTGCCACTATTACGGCAAATGGTGCTTTGATTTACAATACACAAACTAATGGTGGTTCTGGTACTACTGATGCAGTCGCTGTACTTGCATTTGGCGGTGACAAGACTTCTACCAATGGTGACTTTGTAGTTCAATTCCCTACGGCTGACGCTTCTAACGCTGTCATTCGTATTGCCTAACTAGGTATATAGCATGGCGGGAAATCAAGCCAAATATGGCATAGGCCAATATGGGTCTGCCTCTTACGGCGAGATTCCCGTTACTGCTAAAGCCCCCTTAGATGTTTCTAAGTCAGGGGCTATTTTTGGTTCTGCTGTTTACGGTACAAATACTTACGGTGGAACAATTACTGAAACTCACAAGGGCATACAGGCTCTTAATGGTTTCAACCCAGAATTTGGTCTGACTCTTGACGGTGCACTTCCAGAAGGTCAAATAGACGGTTCATTTACCGGCAGAACACAAAACATCGTGTTTGCTGGCGAAGTACAACTACCTTCTTCTATTACCGCCGCAGGATGCTTGTGGGAACATGGTGGTGCGGGAATTGGATCTTGGCTAGGAGTATTCTTAGATCCTGACGACAGCAACATTCCTAAGCTACGTTTTCGTGCGGGAGAGGGTGCCTCTTCAGTACAAGACAACACCGCAGGAGATATTGCGCTTCAAAATGTTGCAATATCTGATATCCCAGAGTTTGATGGTAACACTCATACGGTTGTCTTTGACATTAAACCATCGGCCCCCGGAAGAATTCGCTTGTGGATTGACGGGCGAGAGGTCATCAACCAAGAAACTTCTGGTGGTGGACAGCTTGAAGGAGGTAGTTGGTCAGGTGGAGATACCGGCGGATGGGGTTCGGGGTATAGTTCCATTGCGGGTGTCACCAACGGAACAGGCGGGTCTAACAGCTACCAAACAGACGCAGACTGGCCTGGTACAATCGTATCAGACCTTCGTTACTACGCAGGTGAATTAGCTTCTACAGTATCTGTAAGTGTTGTATCAGAGGCAAACATTGTTCCTACTTCAACATCTGCAACTGGATCAGTCACTACTGCTACCATTGCCGGTGATGCAAATCTATCACTAACAGGCGTATCTGCTTCTGGCACAACAGACCCAGATGTAGTCATCACAGCAGATGCTACGCACACTGTAACAAGTGTACAAGGTACAAGTGCAACAGGTACTGTAGGAACAGTCGGTGTTGCGATACATCAAGTCGATGGTGTAGAAGGTACTGGTAACACAACGACTGCTACCATATCTGGTGATAGCAACTTAACTACTGCAAGCGTTAGTGCTTCAGGCAATGTCACAACGGTTACTACAACTGCCGACAGTAACACAAGCGTTACCGGGGTTGAGGCAACAGGTGCAGTCGGTGATGCGGAATCACTGGTCAATATCACTGCCGCAGTAACTGGGGTAGAAGCAACTGCAACAGCCGGTGATGTAGACGTATTTACTGGTACATTTGTAACAGTGCCAGTTACAGGCTTAGAGGCCACAGGAAGTGTCACTACAGTTACTGTAACAGCAGATGCCGTAGCTGATAATTTAACTGGTGTAGAAGCTACTAGCACGGTCAATGATACGCTTGTATTTATTGGTGATGCTAACTTTACATTACCAAGCACAGAAGCGACTGGACAGACAACAACTGCAACTGTAGCCGCTGATGCAAATACAACAACAGGTTCAGTACAGGCAACTGCTACAGCAGACCCAGATGTTGTTATTGAAGGTGATGCACTGCACACCATTACATCTGTTCAAGGTGTCACAGCGACAGGTGGCGTAGGTGATGTAGTAGCAGGTGCTAACATCGACTCTGTAGCAGGAGTTGAAGCGACAGCAATTGCAAATACTGCAACTATTTCTGCGGGTTCTGTGGTTACTCCACAATCAGTAGAAGGCACAGGCCAGACTACTACAGCAATTGTTTCAGCAGATGCTAACTTAGATGTCACTGGCGTTGAAGGTACTGGAGAAGTCACAACTGTTGATATTTCCATACCGAAGAATGTTGATGTTACTGGCGTAGGGGCAACTGGTGCAGTAACGACTACTACAATATCTGGAGATAATAATGTTACATCTCCAAGTGTTTCTGCTATTGCTACAGCAGATCCTGATGTAGTTATTGAGGGTGACGCACTCCACACAATCACTTCGGTGCAAGGTGTTAGTGCAACAGGCGGTATCGGAGATGTTACTGCCGAAGCAAATATTGATGTTGTTGAAGGTGTAGAAGCAACTGCATCTGTAACGACTGTTGTAGCAATTGCCAAGGCGACAGCTTCCGTGTCTGGAGTTGAGGGCACATCTGCAGTCAATGATGTCACTGTATCAACTACCAATGTAGTCGTTGTTGACTTTGTCACTGGTCAAATTTTAGCCAACACTGCAACTGTTTCTGGTGATGCTAATTTAGAACTTACCAGTGTTGAAGCAACGCCTGAATTAACCGCTCCAATTGTCAATGCAAGTGCTGTAGCTGTATCTCCTGCAATAGAAATAGATAGTACCCTTGGCACACTCACCGTTGCCGGTACTGTGTTTGACTACGAAGCGCAAAAAGAAAATTACAGTAAGCGCAGAACTGTCTACTTGCCAAGGGCGGCTTAATGAGTACAACAAGTGCAGAACGAACGGTCCTTGTACCACAAGAATTAAGAACTGTTTATCTAGATGGTAAAGAAACTTCTGGGCAAAGAACAGTTTATGTAACTGAGGAAAACTAATGAGTTTTAGATGGCCCAATAAAGATCCAGATGAATTGTTGGACTACAGTGTAGATTGGTCTCGTTATTTAGGTACTGCGATTATCTCATCTGTTACTTGGTTTGTACAAAGTAAGACTTACGATACAAAAACTCAGATTGATGCAGGTGAAACTTTTGCTACGGCAAGTAGCGGAGCAACTACTGACACTATTCAGAATGTTTCACAAACAAACACTAATACTGTAGCTACAATTAACATTGATGGCGGTACGCATAACGAAGAGTACACATTCAGTTGTCAGATCACCGACAATACTGGAAGTCGATCAGAGCGTACTATTAAATTGAGAGTGAAGGAGCGTTAACATGGCGTATGACTTTTTAGGTTTAGTTAACGATGTCAACACACGGCTTAACGAAGTACAGCTAACTTCTTCTAACTTCGGAACTGCAACTGGATTTTACCAGCAAGCTAAGGATGCTGTCAACTCTTCTATCCGCTATATTAATCAGTCGCAGTATGAATGGCCGTTTAATCACGTAGAGCAAGAAGAAGAGTTAAGTGCTGGTACTACTCGCTATTCGCTTCCCTCTGATTGTAAGTCTGTCGATATTGACTCGTTTCGTATAAAAAGAGATGCAGCATTAGGCAATAGCACAGTTAAATTGGCGGTGCTTTCCTACGAAGAATACTTAGAAACTTATGTTGATCAAGAGTACAACACAAGCACAGGTATTCGGGGCATTCCGCAGTACGTATTCCAAACTCCAAATTTTGAGTATGGGGTCACTCCTGCCCCTAAAGAAGATTATGAAATCGTGTATGAGTATTTTAGATACCCAGTAGATATGATTAGTGCCACAGATGTGCCAATCATTCCAGAACGATTCCGCCATGTTGTTGTTGATGGTGCAATGTATTACGCATATTTATTCCGTAGCAATTCTCAGGATGCAGTCATACTTCGGGATAAGTTTGAGGATGGCATTAAACAAATGCGTTCAATGCTTGTAAACAGAACTGAGTACGTCAGGTCAACTGCAATTACTACAGGTTCTATATCTAATACCTTGTTCGGTAGAGTGTAATGGCCCAAGATAATTGGCAAACTTTTTCCTTTGAGTTTTCGGATGGGTTAATTTCTAACTTATCGCCCCTACAGCATGGTACGAAACTTCCAGGTTCTGCTCGTATTCTCCGTAACTTTGAACCTTCTATTGAAGGTGGCTATCGTCGCATTGAGGGTTATGCAAAGTTTGACGATGCTCAAGTTAGTGCCGGTGGAAATCTATTTCGTGGATTAGCTGTGTTTAACGGTAACGCTATTGCTGCGTACGACACGCATTTGTACATTTCTTCTGGTAGCGGGTGGACGCAATTAACAGATAATGCTACGTATTCCTCTACTGGAATTACTTTAGCAGGATTAGGTAAAGTACGTTTTGCGCAACATTCTTTTGCTGGAACTAAAACCTTAATTGTTGTTGATGGTGCTAGTAAGCCCTTTAAGTTTGACGGAACAACTTTTTCAAGTATAACAACCGCAACATCTGATCAAGAAGACGCTACATTCGCAGTAGAACACAGAGATCATTTGTTTTTTGGTAAAGATAAGAAGCTTACGTATTCTGCCCCATCCGATGACTCAGATTATACAATAGCTTCTGGCGCAGGATTTTTTACTTTTAAGAATCCGATTACGGGCGTTGTACCCTTCCGTGATCAATTGTTTGTTTTTACTTCTAGTTCAATTGATGTAATTAGCGGAACATCCGAAGCAGATTTTGCAAAACAAAGTGTGACTAAGGACGTAGGGGCTGTAAACGAAGATACAATACAAGAGATAGGCGGAGACGTTATTTTCTTGGGACCAGACGGATTGCGATTACTTTCTGCTACAGATCGTATTAATGATTTTAGTATTGGAATAGTTTCTAAAGTAATTCAGTCTGAAATGGTAAATTTCATTAAGAATTCTACAAGCTATGCAAGTGTAGTTATACGAGATAAGTCTCAATATCGCTTGTTAGGATTTAACTCTAACTACACCGACGCATCTGCATTAGGTATTCTAGGTACGCAGTTATCTCCTCAAGGCGGGGAAAGCATGGCTTGGGGTGAACTACGTGGCATTAGAGCATACGTAGCTGCTAGCGAGAGAAATGAAACAAATGAAATAATTATCTTTGCAAATGACGATGGTTATGTATACCAGATGGAAGAGGGTACGTCATTTGACGGTAGTGATATTGTAGCAACATTTGCTACTCCCTTTGTTTACATTAACGATCCGCAAGTACGAAAGACTTTTTACAAAATGTATTTGTACACAGACCCCCAAGGATCTTTTGAAGCTAACGTAAGTTTAAAGTTAGATTTTGATACAGACGGAACAGTACAACCTCCGCAAATTGAATTTAACAACCAGACAAACACTGTAAGTTTATACGGGGTTTCTACTTACGGTACAGGAAGTTTTGGCGGTAAATTGAAAAAGATTTTTGGAACGCAGACTGTTGGATCAGGATTCAACGTTTCTTTAGAATTTGTGTCTGAAAGTCAGACACCTCCATTTTCACTTGATGCGGCTACACTAGAGTTCGCAACCCACGGGAGAAGGTAAACTATGGGTACAGGCTACGTCCGTAACGATACGGCAGACAACATTGCAGACGGAAACGTTATCAACGCATCAGATCTTGATGGAGAGTTTGATGCCATCCAGTCGGCGTTTAACGCATCGACTGGTCACTCACATGATGGTACTTCTGGCGAAGGTCCACAGATTGATACTGCGGGTCTTGCAGATGACTCCGTTACCCCAGCAAAGTTAGATTCTACACTTAATTATACAGTTAACGGATTGACGGCCACGAGTATTACGTTTGGCGGATCGTCTCTTACCCCGACTGCCGCAGAGATTAATATCCTCGATGGCGATACTTCTGCCACAGCGACTACCCTTGTTGGCGCAGATCGACTTGTTGTTAACGACGCAGGGTCCATGAAGCAGGTTGCTTTGACTGACCTGACTACCTATCTTGAAGGTAGTATGGATACGTTGAATGGCCTGACTTCAAGCATTACAGAGCTTAACTATAACGACATTACAACTTTGGGTACTGTTCAAGCATCCAAGGTAGTTACTGCAGATGCCTCCGGTAATATTAACTTCAACAGCGGCGATATGACCAATGTTGATATTAATTCTGGCACAATTGATGGCACGAATATTGGCGTATCTTCCGCAGGTACTGGTAACTTTTCTACGCTATCCATTGGCGGCACTGCAATTACCTCTACTGCGACTGAGTTAAATTATGTAGACGGTGTTACATCTAACATCCAAACTCAGTTAGATGCTAAAGGAACGGGTACTGTTTCTACACTGTCTGATCTTGGTATTAATGCGACTGCGGCGGAATTAAATAAGTTAGACAATGTCACATCTAGCACTGCTGAATTTAATATCCTTGATGGTGACACAACTGCTACATCGACAACGCTTGTAGATGCTGATAGAACAATCGTCAACGATGCGGGTGTCATGAAGCAAGTTGCAATGACTGATGTACAAACATATGTCAATGCAAATGCTAGTATCACTGAATCTCAGATTAGTAACTTGGGAACATCAATTGTTATTACCTCTGACATCGGCTCCACAGTCCAAGCCTACGACGCTGACACAGCCAAGACTGACGTAGCGCAGAGCTTCACTGCTTCACAGCGTGGTACTGTGACTGCCGACAATGACGGTAGCTTTGACCTCAATGCAAGTAACTACTTCACTTGCACACCAACAGGTGCGATTGACCTAGCGTTCACCAATGAGACAGCAGGGCAGACAGGCATGATCTTGCTTGTGAATACAACACCACAGGTTATCACTGTGGCGGCTGACGTATTCTTGTCCGATGCTGACCTCACAACCATCAA